TCATCATATGATTTTAAAATATGACATTGTTTACACAATAATTGATAATTTGAGGGTTGTTCACCTTCAGGTGTTGTTTTTAATTCTGAATTAATATGATCTACATCATATAAACCTGCTAGTTGATTAGTTGGTCTATCTGGGAAGAATTTATGAGCTGCGTATCCACAACTCTCACATTCTAACTCAATATTAAGTATCTTTTCTACTTTATACATCAACCAAGGTCGGCACGGAGCATTTATAGCATATTTTTTATATTGGATATGAGTCGAACAATATTTGTATCTTTGAGATTTATTATAAAACTCAGTTTCTTTACTACACCATTCTACTCTACATTCTTTATCACACATAACTTTTAATTTTTTCATACCTAAATTTTTAGTACACTCTTCACATAATATTTCACCACTTTTAAAAGCCTCATCTCCGGTTAACATAATAGTTCTACAAATGTTGCAAAGTAAAGCACCATCACCGTTATTAAATTTTCTTATAGGTTTCATATTATTCCTAGTTTTTTCTTGACAGTTTTCATATGAATACATTGTCTATCCTTTGCTCTATATTGTCCGGCGCAAGTACATTTTACTTTATCACCTGTTACAGTTACAGTATAAAATGAACCCGGATCACTTTTAGACTCAAACTTAAATTTTGATTTTTCTAATTTTACCTTAGGTGGTTTTGGTTTGTTGTATGTTATGTCATTTATAGTAGTTTCAGGCAATACCTCTTTCCAATCCGGAATCATGTATAATTTTTCCTTTATTTTTACTAATGCTGGGTGGAATGATGCTGTTGATTCATATCTAAATCTTCTAACACTTATAAATGGGCCAAACCCCTTTGGATTTATACCAAATGCTTCACCATCAGGACGAAACATAATTCGACTCCTAATATTCCCATGTTTGTTTAAATTACTAAATTCCCACAATGCCATAACCTTTATTTTTTAACAGGCTCGCGCCTTGTTTATACCGTGAATATACGAACAATTTTTGCGGTAACCTAATAAATCGTCATAAGTTGTTTTTAGGAACAACAACCCCCGGCATACTTACTACCTCAGATGATTTTCTATTAGCATAGTTAATTGAGGTTTTTATATTGTGGGTTTCCTTATATTTTAATATAAAAGCGGATGTGAATGTATCACCAGCCCCACTTACATCAATGGTTTTTTGAGGATTATGTGGAGGGTACATTTTACCTTGGTATTTTGCCCCTCTTACACCTAAAGTAGTAATTATGTTACTATCTTCTAATCCGAGGTTATTCAAGCTTTCGGATTCATTTAATTTAACAAAGGTGAATGCATCAACTATTTCTTGGGTTAACTTACGTTTACTATCTAAAATAGATAATGGTGAGTTTATACCAATTGATATTAGATCTTCATCTGATAAAAAACCCTTATCATAATCACTTACAACTACAACATCAGATTCAAATATTGAATTTGTTGTTTTTTCCCCCCACTTCATAGGTGTTATACCATCTTCCCCCTCATCTATACGGAAAAACATATGGTTGGATTTTTTATCTATGTAACGGGTTTTGGTGATATTTTTATCTTGACAGAAGTGTTGGATTGTGCTTTCAGGTGAAAGTGCAGTTAAATTCTCTCCAGTGTTACCCGCCATACCCGCATTCATAGTTGTTTGTGTTGGGATCAATACTGGAACTGGTGCTTCAGGTGATAGGCGATTTGATGTACAATATCTAAATATATCAACACAAATTTCTCCTATAACTAATATTTTCATTGTCTTCTTTTTCTAATTGTAAATCTAAACTTAACATCACACACAACTTTTCTATTGCTTTTGGATATTTAATTATCATCTCTATTAATACATCATCCTCTATTAGATTAAAATAATTATCTTCAGTCATTATATTTTTTTAATTGTTTTTGAACTTTAACCCAATATTGTAAAGTTCGATTATACCTATAACCTCTAGGACCGCCATTCCAGTTACGAGCTATTTTTTCTAACTCATCGTTGGGGTGGTGGTAATCTTTCCATACCATAAACATATTAATTGATTTTTGTCTATTAAATCTGTCTTTCAATTTAAATCTATAAACTTCACCTTGTTTCTTTAAAATACGATTTACTTCACGAACCATAATTGGTCTGATTTGAAGTACTCCTACAGATGGTTCTGTTAGGTGGGTGTCGCCAATTGCACTGTCTTTACCGCGTGATTCAACGTATATTAGCGCGTCAATCAAATTTTTGATGGGTAATGTTGATATTGGGAGAGGTGTGATTTCTACGGGGGTTATTACAACACTTGGTGTGTTATTGAACGTAGGTGTTGTGTTTACACCACCACTAAAGGTTAAAGGCATAAAGCATAAAAGTAGTAATTTTTTCATAATTATTTATTTTTATATGCCCCAATATACGAACAGTTATTTGGGGTTCCTAATATAACTTAAAATAAATCTAAAAAACCTTTTCCTATTATTTTTGTTTTTAATTTTGTATTTTTTTCATCATCCTTCAGCATCTTGTTTGCTAGCTTTTCAAGGTGGTGATTCTTTTGCTTATCGTAATCCTTTACGATTTTATCATGCTTACTTGCTTTAATGCTTCTTGATTTTTTCATATTCTTGAAATAATATCAAATTCCTCATCATCATCATCACCTAATCCTAATTCTTTAAGACGTTGGAGATGATAATTATCAACTTCCCATTCTACCTTACCTTGATTTACGGGTTTATGATCTTCAATACCCTCAATTTGTTTACTAGTAAATATATCACCTACAGTAAGGAAGAAATGATTATAACATAACATTTCTAAATTCTCTAAATGGTAATTTTTCTTATTATTATCTTTAAAATGTAATAGGATCGGGATTTTATAATCTAAAACCCTTCTTTCCTGGAATCCACATTGTGTACATTTTTCTTCTAAATACCCCTCAGTAATTAATCTGTATTTGATTTTTTCAGGTGAGAATGACGAGGCATTAGCCCTACCCTCAATTATATCCAATAATGCAGGTTCTTTACCACCCACTCTTAAAAATTTTGGGATTCCTTTACCAGAGGGGTTTAGATGTTCTTCAAATAAACTTTTATGGGTTTTGCTGTCGTATAGCTTAGCCCATTTTTTATAATGTTGGTATGAAACATTTAGAAATCTACTTGCTGCCAAGTTAGACTTCGTCTTGTTCATAGCCGCAACTATTAACTCCTTCCCTAATGGTTTTGCTTTAGGCATCTTGACTATATGAATCGAATTTTACAACTTTACGTTGTGAATCTTCTAAGGTTTTTGCTTGATCCGGTGTTAATATTTGGATATCATTCCAAGTATGGTCACCTGAACCATTTATGGTGCTAACTGCTGTATATGCTCCTACTGTTGAACAGTTGATACAGTTTTTATAGCCGAATTTCGTTAATCTAAGCTCAGGCATTGCTTCTTTACATACAACGCATGGTATTGTTTTATTTTTCATTTTTATTTTATTTAGGTTTACACCTACAGTATAACTATAAACTTCCCCCAAATATACGAAAGAATATTGGGTTTTCCAAATGTTAATTTATTTTGCTTTATATTTAATATAGCTCCATAAGTCATCAACATTATTAAGAGTAAATACTTTACCATCATCAAAATTTAGAGGTTTAACTTCTCCATCCTCATTTAACCTATCAAAAAGATAAAACATTATTGTTTCTTTTGCACTATCACCATATAGGTAGGTAAAGTCGTTTTCTATTACAGACCATAGGGGGTCTGTTATTGTGTTAATTTGTATCCCATAATCCTCATATAATTTATCTTCAAGAATACGAGAATCTTCTAATCCTTGGATTGTATTTTTAAATAATAATTCTTCAGTAGCATCAATATTATCTTTAATATTTATCTCAGTACCTAGAATTGATTTAAATAATGAATTTAATTCATTTGATCCTTCTATTTTATCTTCCATATTTTTAATTATTTTGCAATTATGAAAATTTCCTTAAAGTCTTTTAAGGGTAGCCTCTTAACCTTACTAGCTAAATCATAAGCATCCTTTATATTATCAGCATCTACACTACCTACTGTTTCTTTGTTTATATCTTTCTTATAATAAAATTTCCACTTTGACATAATTTATTTTTTAGTTGTGAGTTTGCTTATTAGTTTTTCAATTTTTATACATTCTTCATAATCCTCAATATTAATGAAATGATTTGTTACATTTTCTAATACTGTATGAAACCTAGACCTATCTAGTTCTATTATTATAGACATATTGAAAACATTAAACAATTCAACCTTATCTAAATCCTTTTCAATTGCTTCTTTAATTGAGGAATAAGATTTTAATAAAATGAAGTTTGAAAATTGTGGGCTATTACGTAAATCAATTAAATCCTGAGTGTTATCCCATACTAATTCTATGTATGTTGCCTCTCCTTCTGTGCTGTTTTTTTTATCGTTTTTATTTTCCATTATGAGAGTATTTTTAAGTTCACGTATAAATATTTAGAATTTAATTCCCCTAACATTAACCCCTTTGGGTCTGTGGGAATTATTTTCAAACAGATTGGGAGACATGCCCCACTTGTACATAAACGTGGCAGCTGCCGGGCCCTCTGTTGCTTTAAACATATCGCCTTCTTTTCCATTTTTAGTTGCAGAACTTCCGAAGTGGTAAAGATGCGCATTATGGGTTCTAATAAATCCTAATCCTATTAAATCTAATTTTAAGAAAAAATCCCAATCACAAATAAAAGGTGATTGGTACATTGTATCAAATCCCCCAGCAGCCATATAATATTTTTTATACATAGCAAATGGGAAGATACCCCCATCGAGTGAGATTGTATTTGACCTTATAGATTTTTCGTATTTAATAAATTGTTCATATTCAAAAGTACTTGGTGTTTTTCCTAAATCCTTAACTGGGAAGTTGAATATTCCAGGGCCTGTAGGTTCTATTTGATTTAAGGTAACTACTGTTTTATCATGACCTTCTAATGATTGTAATATTTCAACATCATAATTCTCACAAAACACATTATCATCATTAACTATAAATACTATTTCGTTAGTAGCATTCATTACTGCAAGGTTAAGTGCTTGCTGCATGCCCTGATTTTCACCTAAATCTAATACTTGAATATCATCCTTGTATTTATCTAATACTAAGTTACTTTCTTCAATAAAACCATCAACAGCAACTATAATTTCATTCTTATTTGATTGTTGAGAAATTGCTGATTTTAAACATATATCTAAATATTCAGGGTTTCTGTATGTGGGTATTATTACTGATATCATAGTTTGTTATTTATTTTTTCCCAATCAATGGTTGGGGATAATAACCCTTCCATACAATGTGTTGCTAATCCTGGTACAGGTGTTAGTACATATCTCTGTCTTTCGTCGTTAAGATACATAAAGGTATTGTGGTCTCCTACTGCACTTTCCCATACATCATAATCTTTATTAAATAGATGACGTGTAACAATGAATGTCCCACAAGTGCTAGGTGTTGTTCTCCAGTGGTGGGTATTTGTTGTGATTACCTTAGATGCTAGGTCAGCATATAAAGGCATGTATTTGTCGTTATGATCATATAGGGAAACATAATTTAATGACTTATAACATGAAAATAAATCAACCACCTTATCTACCCAATCATCTACATGGAGGTAATCATTTTCAACGAAATATATTAAATCATCATCACCCATCTCTGTATTTTGGATATGTTTTAACAAATCCCTATACGATAGTAAACTGGAACCATTATTTGTTTGAAATAAATCAAACTTATCTTGGTAGTTTTTTGTAAAGTCATCACCAATATTACCATCAAGGGCCAACGTTAAATTTATATTTTCGTTACCTTCAATAGTTTTTAGTAAATTATTCCAACAATCCTCAAAATTAAACCAGTTAGGTCTATTTCTTACTATACAATTGGAAGCGTGTCTATAATAAATGTGTATTTTCATATTATCCTTTTTTACAAACTAACATTATACTAGAACATAAATCTGGGTATTGTTGTCCTAAATCAAAACACCCATCTAAATATTCCTCTGATATTATATCCGTTTGGAGTAATTTATCCCATTGGAAGTTTGCCAATGCCTTGAAGAATATGCCTGATCTTGTTATAACATCCAATCCTGATTTCCTAGCATGACTTTCTAAAACATCTAAGGTATAGGTAATGTTATGTCCATGTTCCTTTTCAGAGGGTGTAATAGATGTATTATTATCTATCAACCCCATCTTGACTGCTATTTGTCTTGAAGGGGCATTAGCATTTGGTACAACTACAAACAGCTTACCATTTTCAGATAACCATTCGTTGTTTATTTTGTTTAATAATTCTATAGGGTCATCTATATGTTCTAATACATGAGTTAATATAATATTATCATATTTTTTGTCTAACACAACATCATTAAATAAACCTTCAACCCAGTTAACATCTCCACCTAGCTTTTCCTTTGATTTCGAAATTGCTATTGAGGATGCTTCAACACACGTAATATCTTTGAAATGGGGGAGAAGTCTTTTAGTGAAGTCACCCTTAAAACTACCCAACTCCAAACAATTACCTTCTACAAAGTGGGGTTGGAATGATTTTATCATATAGGGGTGCATGATGTCAAAATCAAAATTATAGGCATATTTGTGATCTTTAGTATCTGCTAATTCTTTATTATAATCTCTATTTAAATCTCTACTCATTATTATTGTTTTTAATTTTACATCTACTACTTTAAATTTATGTTTTTCATAAAATGTAATGGCTCTCCCATTTTCCTTATATACTTCCAAGTTAATAGATTTATAACCTATGTTAGAAAAATAATCAATACATTCTTTTATTAAAGATAAAGACATACCCTTACCTTGATATTTGGGTTCTACACTTACATTAGTAATATACCCCAATTTATTATCATTACTGTAGGCGGCTATCAACCCAATTAATTCATCTCCCCTAAATCTTTCAAAAAGTATTGCTTTAGAATGGATTTTTTCAGCATATTCCGTTAAACTAACATAAGTATCTAGGCTAGGTGTAAAACTATCTTTACAAACCTCTAAATGGTTTCTTAGTTGTAGTATATTTGATTTATTCATCTTTTAATATTGCGAGGCCAAAACCATATTTACCAAATTCATTTCCGTTATAGAGCATGTAATGGTTACCTTTTAATTCAAATACGTGGGGGTAGTGTTGCATTTCACTATCCCATCCTGAATTTGAGTAATCAATTCCAGATTCTTGATCTCTTCGTTCCCATTCAACACCATCTTCAGAAATGGCATATCCTATCTTATACCCCCTACCTTCTTGTGTTCTAAATTCAAACCCTTCCCTATATACAAAGTACATATGGTACATCCCATCTTTGAAAAATACATCAGGTCCGGCTTGACATTCATTGTTACTTAAAACATCCTCAATAATGTTGGTGTCTAGTTTTACCCAATTAACCCCATCATGTGATTCTGCCATTCTAATCTTATATATTATTTCAGGTTTGCCCTTATGGTTAACCCATTCACTCCCCGCAAGATAATATAAATAATACTGATTTCCAAATTTTCTTATTTTGGGGCCGCTAATAACAAAAGGTTCATTAGTAGAAGGTCCTAATATCGGACCCTTACCATATCTCTCGAATGTGTCACCTCCATTTTCACTCACTGCTAACCCAACAGCACAGTTAAATGGTACTGATTTACATCTATACCACCCAGCATAGTATAATTTTACTTTACCATCTTCTTCAATTACTGATGTGGGGTATATTGAATGTTCATCAAATGTTCCTAAGTCACCTAGGGGCATTACAGGATGTTTTGATACTCTTAATACTTTAGTTAAGTCGTTTATATCTAACTCTAACCATGTAGTATTTGAAGTCATATTACCATCTAACTCTCTATCAGGTCTACATGAGAAATAAACTCTTACACAGTCATCTTTTATTAGAGTGCTAACGGATTGTGAATGGGTTTTCATCCAATCTCTCTTAACCCCATCAACCCAAGTAGTTGGGTTAAATATTTGTCCTAATTTTTCCCATCTCATACTAAAGTATATTTATTTGTATAGTCAATTATATCCTGTCTTTTATTGAACATTAAAACATCCAATATCGAAAGCCAAGGAACAAATTCACTGTTATGTTGTTTATAATTTAAAGGTGGAGATTTAACAAATTTCAAATCTAACCCTTTATTTTTGAAATCTTCAACACTGTATAATTCTTGACCACCTATAGCATTTACATAAGTACTAGCATTAAGATTTTTACATATAGCTATAACTTTGGATTGTGATTTTAATGAATGGTCGATATTCAATGTTGATGATGTTGTTATCTTAGTATTAATATTTAAATATGAATTTAATGCCGTTAAACTATCAAGTATAAACTTAAATAGGTTGGTTTCGGTTGTGAGCATACAATCTTGGATAATTGGAAAGATAGTATTGAAGTGTGGTGACTTTGAATAGGATGATTTAATTATATTTAACAATTTCATTCTATCCTTCCCCCAACTATCAGCTAAAACCCTATCTCTCACATCTAAATAATCAGAGTCTTTTTTAACAGGTAAAGTGAGGATTTTATCGTTACCGTTTACTAATATTCGATTTCTATTAATCCACCCTTTCTTAGTATATTGAATATTATCATAAATAACAAACTCATCTACTGATTTAATTAAGTGAAAATACCCTACATATGGTAGAAAGTAAGGTTGCATTATTGCTACTTTCTTTTCCATATTATTGGTTGAAAATTGGGAATTTTGATAGATCTGGGTATGGCATTTCTTTATCTTCGTTTACAATAGGTTGTTCACCATTCCAAAACTGGCCCATAAGTAATAATCCTCTAGTTGCTATTTCAGGCATCATGTAAAAGTTCCACCCCAACATATCAAAGTTGTCATCATGGTATGAACATTCACGTCTACCACTGTATCTAGCGCGTTTAAACCACATATAAGCGTCATGATCGTCGGTTAATATGGCTCCACCTTTTGATAGTTTAAAATGCTTATAAGGACCTGTAAATGATAAACACATATGAGTATTAGGCTTGTACATATCAGTTGTAAATGATAATGCCGCATCCCAAACTTTAGTACCACCTAAATTGTAGGCACCTTTAATGGTTTTACCCTTGACTTTCCTCCATTTGATTTTTGCCCCAGCATGAATTACTTCACAAGGGACTGATGGGTATGTTCTATTTGGCAATTCAATCTCTAACCCACTTACCTTTTCATACATTAAACTTAGAAATATAGCATTGCTGGCATTATCTACACAGACCACGTAAGGTGCACCTGTATATTCTCCTAACTTTCTTTCAAACTCATTAGTAACATCATAAACATTTTTCATAACTTTTTATTTTTTTGTATAATCATTTTTCCAAAAACTGTAAATTCCTTTATCAACTTCATAATCACCCCATATGAATCTATCTCTCATAGGTTGTGACTTTGCCCATTCCCACATTTTAGTTAATCCTTCTTCCAAACTTGTTGAATATTCAAATCCTAAAATATCGACTGATTTCTGCCATGTTGGGACTGCTGTGTGTACTTCATGTCTACCTTCTAAATGTACAATTTCCCCCTTACCTACTATTTTTTGTAAGACTTCGGCACATTCCAATATTGAATAATCTTCAACACCACCTAAATTAATTATTTGTTTAGATGCTTTTGGTTCTAAATGTGCTTTAAATAAAGGTTCGATAGAATCATCAATATAACTAAAGGCTCTACGTTGAGTACCATCTCCAAAAATAGTTATTGGTTGGTCGTTTAATAAGTAATACATCCAAATACCTAACACATTTCTATATTTATCCCATATATTTTGCTTAGCACCATATACATTGTGGGGTCTGATGATTGTGTAATCTAACCCGTGTTGTTCGTTTGCAACCTCAATATCTCTCTCACAAGCCATTTTAGCTATACCATAAGGATCTATTGGGTTACGACCCATATCTTCATGGAAAACACCACCTTCACCGTGACCATATACAGCCATAGTTGATGTAAATACCAAACGTTTAATATCATGCATTATGCATTGGTTAACGATTCTAGATGTTGCTACTAAATTATTTTTATAATTATATTCTCTAATAAATGGAGATAAACCTTCTGCAGCATAGGCTGCAAAATGGTATACATAATCAATTTTATGTTTTTTAAATATACTATCTAAATCAAAAGTCACAAGGTCTTCTTGATAGAAGTTAACTTTAGGGTGGATATTATCAACATAACCCCCACTTAGATCATCAATTCCTATTACCTCATATCCAGGTTGATTTTCAATTATCCAATCTGCTAATCTACTCCCTAATAAACCTGCTACTCCTGTTATTAATACTGTTGTTTTACCACTCATCCTTATAATGTATTATAGTATTTATTTTGTTTTTCTTGTTTTTCTATTGTCTTATCATGACGTAATGCTAATTCAAATTCTTCCATTGGGAGTTGAGCGAATGTTGAATGTCCTGTTATCTGTTCATGTACCTTACCTACCCATTGAATTTTTGGATCATTTCTATAAATCCTATTCTGGTAGTCCGGGTAATTAACCCAATTCTCATCATTTACTTCCCATCCCCAATTTTTAATATGTTCCCCAGTTAAATTTGAAACTGTATTTATTCTTGGTACTCTAATTAAATCTACAGGATTACTTTCAATAATTCCTGGAATTACTTCCATCATATACTCTGTAGGCATTTCATCAGCATCTATGTTTATAATATAATCACCCTTACATGAATCTCCAAGTAAATTTTTCCATCTACTAAAATCTCCATTAAAGTTTTGTTCTGATAATATTATTTTATTGTTGGAACTTAATTTATGTAAAAATCCTAATAGCTCGGATGTTGGTTTGTTTTTTGTTAAATCAACTAACACAACAACTTCATCTTGGGGTCTTTTGTGATCTAATAAAAAAATAAGTAATCTTTGAATTTCTACAAATTCGTCACATACCGTAACAGCATAACTAATTTTCATATTTTTTATTTTTCGAATATCCCTATATAATCTAATGCTTCAATATAATCACCTTCACCAAATTCTTTAATGGTAGTCATATCCATTCTCCATTCGTAATATTCATTTTCCTTATTTGGTATTGGGTATTTCTTCTTTTCATCTTCTTTAACGGGAACTGCTAGTACACTAGCCCATTTCCAATCACTTCCATTTTTACCATTAGCAAATACCATACCTTTTGCGGGTACATTTACTGTGGAAGGCATCCAAATCTTACCTTTTTTATCCTCACCCATTAATTCCTTATATAAGTTTGGTAACAATTCCATTTGTTCTTCAAAAAATTGTGAACCCTCTACTAACAATGAATTTGTCATAAAACCACACCCATAACATTGGTAGTTTTTAATATCTTGGTTTACTTCTTGAACATAGGCAGCATCCGAGCCACATCTATCACATTCTACTAGGTTATCCATATTTTATATTTTTGTAAGATTTGGTAATTTATTTTTTGTTTTAACCCTTTTAGGTATACTTAATTCAACCTGTTTTGGTATTTTTACATACTTATCTAAAATATCAAGTAATTGTGTTTGCATACTCCCAAAACTAAATGATTTTTTCAATCTACCAGCTTGTATTTTACTTTTTTTACTCCAGTCTTTGTAACTTTTTTTAACATCTACTAAAAGGTTACCTAACTGACCGTGGTCAACTGAGAACCATTTAGAACCTTGAATCAACATATCCTTTTGTTGTGCTGAAGGGTGAATGTCTGTTAATGTGCCACCCATCAAAGCTGTAAATTTACTATCTAGGAAATCTAATTGACCCGACCAACCAGATGCTATTATAGGTTTACCTAATAATGCAAATTCTAGTAAAGGCCTTCCAAAACCTTCTCCCTTTGTTGCTGATATCATTGCTTTAATTTTGGGGTGATTATACATTTCATTCATTTCTTCATTTGATAGATCTCCATGAATTAAATAGATATTAGGTGTGAAGTTGGCACTTATGGATTTTCTAATAGAGTGAATTCTTCTCATTACTTCTCTCCTATCCATATGTGAACTTTTCCCACAACTTACTTTAAGGATTAGAGCAGGTGCATTATGTTTGTTTTTAAATACTTCATAAAAAGCTTTAATCATTAAACCAACATTTTTTCTATCCTCACCCATATCTCCCTGTAACCAATGCCCTACAAACAAGTATGCGAAGTTTTCCTTAATTGAATCAATATTTTTAAATAATGAGTCATTAGTCATTGGAGTTTTTAATGTTTTATAAACATCTAAATCAGCACCTTCAATTAATACTTCAATTGGGGTTGTTAATTTTAGCTCTTGTTCTTGGTTTGTTTCTTTATTTTTAACTTGGTATGTAGTTGATTTGAATACGTTTTTTGAATGGTTCGATGATGTTAAGACCAAATCCATATTATTACAACCTTCAATCCATTGGGGAGCACAAGCTGTAGTTTCAATACCTGCAGTTAATCCTATATTATATTTCCCTACCTTTTGAAATTCATTAGGTACTGTAACCTGACACCAAATGTCGGGTTGGATTTGTATGTCTGTAGTGATATGCTTTTCTAAAAATCCCCACTCTTTAAAATCACTTATAAATCCTTTTCTAGTATTCCCCCATCTCTGTGATAGGATTTTTACTTGATATTTATCTGATTCTATGAGGGCTTTAACGAAATCTCTACTACGAGCTCCGTAACCTGAATATGTGTCTATTGGACAACTTATGTAAAATGTTTCTTTCATTAATAACTTAATTTATGTTTTAAAACTCTTGTTTCGAAATCGGTATCCTTTAAAAATACGAATTTTTCTCGGGGGGACCAAGTTGAAAATAATTCTTCCATACCTGATGTAAATATTTTAGCCATCTTCTCGGCAGTAAAACCTGCCTCATCACCAATAGCCCATTTCCTCCCACTTTCTCCTATTTTCTTTCTATCTGTTGGATTCATGTTGTAAAGTTCTGAAATACGAATTGCAGCATCTTCAGCATCACACCTATCATCCCAAATGTAGGGTGTAGTTGGTGAACCTACTAATGAAAGTGCTTTTGGGTAAACCGGTAATGCCCATTCTCCATGTGTTTTATATGTACCTTTATGGTTAGATGGAATATCTACATCATTAGTGTACCATTTCCCATCTCCATCTTCAAATCTCATTTGATCCTGCATCCCACCAGTTACATTAGCTATAATAGGTGTCCCTGTAAGTAAGGCTTCAGTTAATGATAAACCCCAACCTTCAGCAGACGATAGTAAAACTACACCATCAGCCATATTATATAAATAATTCATATGTTCGTGGTGGAGTTTTTGATTGGAAATCACAATACTCTTCTCATTCTCACCAAATAGATATTCTATCACAGCCATTAAATCCGTACCATGATCACTTGTAGGTTCTGTATGAAGTACAAACAAACACTTTTCTTTTTCTTCAGATGATAAATTATCAGTAAACAACTTCCAAGCTAATAAAGCATCAGGTATTGATTTCCTTCTAATATTCCTAGAATTAAAGAATAAAATAAATTCTTTTTCGTTATTGTGGGTTATTTGGTTTTTGAATTTTAAATATTCCCCACTAATATCATCTATTGGGAAGAATTTTTTATCATCTAAACCATGAGGTACATATTTAATAACCTTACTATCTGCTTTTTTACCTAAAACGATTTTGTTAATTGCCACCGTTTGTTTTGAAATTCCAAATAAGGCATCACATGATTCATAAAATTCTTCATTATATTGAGGTGCTGGCATATCGTCCCAGATATTAAGATAGGCAATTGGGATATTACTCCTAATTTCCTCCTCCATTTGGAATAACCACATAAAATATCTTGGATCCGTTATAAGTAAAATAGCATCGGGTTTTTCAGTCTTGATAATTTCTCTCAAAACATTTTCATCCCCATACCCATCTACAGGATACAACTTAACATATGAATCTTCTATATTTCTCTCTTTATTAACCTCTTGGGATAAGTCTTGAATCTTACCCTTATCTGGGTGTTTTATGGAACCCGCTAACTGTACCCAATTATAATGGCCTACAGTATTCATTACGAGCTCTCTACCTATTTGTGCAACTCCAGAATGAACACGAATATCATCTGTAAGTAATAGGATTTTCTTCCTATCACTTTGTTTTATGTAACCTTCTTCCATTTATTTTTTATTTATTAATATCTAAATTTGTTTGACTGTTGATCTGTTTTCTAAAATCTTCATCTGTTAAATATAAAAAAATTGCTCTATCGGATAGTTTTTGGAAACTAAATTTCCTCTTTACACATTCGATTTTGAAATTTTCAAATAGATTACTTCTTACTTTTACACTTGTTAGTGTCATTTCTGCCTTGTTGTTACTCATAATTAATTATTTTTTGTTTGACTATACATATATAAAGATATTAGTACGTCGCAGAACATAGGTGAGTTTTGTGGAAAGAGCACCATTTACAAGTATCATTTGGGGTTTCGGGCATTTCCTTCTCACTAAAACCATCTTTAGTAAAGCAATTATTTAAGAAATCTTGGAGTGATTTTGTTGCTCTATTAACTGATGTTTTACCTGAAGGCGGCCTAAATTGTTGGATGCGTTTTATTACGAAATCTTGGGATTCATATAATTTTCTCTTAACAATAAAGAATTCTATTTCTATGTTATCTAAAGGAATATTATATTGCTCTGCAAAGAATTTCTTATATAAAACCAGTTGATGTTGTTTGGATTTATCTTTCTTAGCTTTATCATTCCAACCACGTGTAGACGTTTTTATGTCGATTATAACGAATTTATCTGTATCCTCGTGGTATAACACGACATCCAAGAAGCCCATGTATTTAACGCGAGGTAAACGCAAATTAGGCGCCAATACTATAGGTATCTCACACCCTACTAACGACCAACCACGTTTTGAAAAATATTTACCTCTATTCTTTTTTAGGTAATTTATAATCTCAATCCCATCATCATAAAACTCTCTAAGTTGCTCGGGGGTTGAAAAGTGTATTTTTTTATTTTGCTTATAAGAATCAGCATAACAATTCCTTAACCTTTCTTGGAAATCTTCCTCCAAATCAATTCTATCGGCCTCGGCACCACTTTTATTATACATCACATCTAAATACATCTGTAATGTTTCATGTAGAGCAGTACCAAAAGTCATGTGAATGCTTTGTTCACGGACTTTATGACCATCTCTATAATTTAATGCCCATTTTTTAGGACATTGAGTATACATTGATAGTTGTGAATATGAAATATTCTTCTCAAACGCGAAATTAACGGGTGTTGGTGGATTATTTTGTATTTCCTTTACTATTTGTGGTATTTTTCCCATAACTTTTATTTTTTCCATTTACCCCTCATAACTAACTGAGCAATAATACCATAGTTAGATATATCGATAAAACTATCGATCATGGGTTCATCATTAACATAACTGTGACCATCTCGTTTTAACATATTTTTCAAACGGTTAATTTTGTCATTACAACGTAACCAAATACCTGTTAATGAGAGTTGTACATCTTCTTTATCTGTAAGGGTAGAACCTAAAGCAATATTCCCTAACCCATAATCCAACATTTTACCTGAAAATAACTCATATTGTTCTTTTTGAATTAATGAAAATTCTTTAGCTAGTTCAGGGTATGTTGTTTCAAATTCTTCAATTGTTGTTTTTTGAGTTTTAACAATTGCTGTAGTATTTTCTCCTATCTGCATTTTTATGTTTTTATTTACCCCAATATACGAACTCTTTGTGGGGGAGCCTACCTTTTGAGCATTTATTTTATATAACTTCTTTTACAATTAAGTATTTTTCTATGGCAGATAACCTATCGTCTGCTTCTACTAACATTAAAAGTGCTTCTTCAGCATTTTTATAAAAATCTGTTGTTGAATGGTCACCTATTCCTGCTGGGTGGTTTTCTAACAAATCTAGAGTTAATATTGCTTTTGCTTTATCAGCTAATGCTGATGTTTTTAACATATTTGTTAAATTACTCATAATTTTGCCTTTTTAATTATTTTTTTAATTTCTTTTTCTTCAACCCCCATTCCTTCTAAAATGTGTTTAACATTTTTACCGAGGATATTTATGTAACTATTAGCTTCACTACTAGAACACTCATAATACTTAGAAACATATCCTTCTAACTCTTGATATGTGTTTTTATTTTCATTTTTGATATATTTAGACCATGTTTTCTTTCTAGGAATCATTTCCTGGTAGATGGTGTAAATTTGTTTCTTATTTTGGGGACTGATTTTTTGAACATAATTTACTATATCAATATAGTCCTTATTCATACTTAACCACTTATGAACCATATAAGAATTCCACTTTTCCCATGAAGATTCTGAGATGGAGTTTGGATGAGACTTTTTTAAAGTTATCTCATCCAACCACTCAAAAACACTAGAAATTTCTTTCTTAACCATTAATCATATGATCTTCGTATTCACTTCTTAAATCTGCAGGGATTGTATCTTTTAAGATTTTACCTGAAATCGGGTCGTAAAATACTGGAATTGGCATCACTGCATCTTCCTCTGCTCCCACTACGAATTTTGATACTTTACGTAAAATAACTCCTTGTTGGAAAACAACATTTCCTTCTGCTGTTTTTACTACTGTTGTGTTTTTTAAATCCACATTGGGACCTGTTCTTTCTTGTTGTGACATAATTTTTATTTTTGAATTGTTTATTTAATTTCTATTAATTTTGCTATTAATGCTGATATGTTTATTTCTTTGTCAATACGGAAATTACTTTGGTACGAGTATTCATTAAGATAGATGGCAACCATGCCCTCATTTCCTGGGGCAAATACAGTTGAGTTATCATAAAGGTAACGATAAAGTTCTTCAAAGTCTTGAACATTTGCATTGACGATAATTTGTCTAATTTCTTTCCAATTTGGCTTAGCATCTGATAATTTTTTTACTACTTGATTCATGTAATTAGATGATACAAGTATAGATTTGTCTATTACAAGCTTGTTATCTTGAGTTGATAGTTGAATTGTGTTAAGACACTTACGTAGGTCAGGGTAAAACTGGTTTACAATTATTGCAATATCCCCCAATTCATACTCTGTATTTTCCTCACCCATAATCCAAGCAATATGCTTTGCAACATCCTTTTTAGTTGGTGGGATGATTTTAAGTACTTGACAACGGGATTGTAAAGGATCAATAATACGCTCTACATAATTACAAGTCATTATAAACCTAGTAGTCCTTGAAAATGTCTCGATAACATTACGAAGTGAGGCTTGTGCCTGTATCGTAAGAAAATCTGCCTCATCCAATATTACTACCTTAAGTGGTTTGAAACTTGCTGTACTTGCAAACCCTGATACTTTATCTCTAATAGTTTCAATCCCCCTCTCATCTGAAGCATTTATGTAAAGGTGATCACAATCAAGTCCCTTAACAATAAGTTTAGCAAGTGTGGTTTTACCAGTACCAGCCGGACCATAAAATATTAAATTTTGAATATCATTTTGACCTAAATACTGGTTAATTGTGGTTTTGATATGTTCATTACCTACATAATTTTCCAGTTTAATGGGTCTGTATTTTTCTACTAAAAGTGAATGTTCTTTCTTTATCATAACGTCAATATACGAATTATTTTTTGGTTCTCCAAATATTATAAACCTTGTCTAACATCCCCATAAAAACTATATGTTTTTGGTTTTTCAACTGGTATTTCATATTCGTGTTCATTAATAGTATATAATTTACTATCTAGAGGATCTAATCTATATGAACCTTTAAACCCTGTACTATTAAAAAATGCTTCTAAGGCCTCAGTAAGTGAGGTATGTATAACATTTTTTGGATCTGATGTTAATATCCAATTATCCCCAGGTGCTTTTCTATTAGCTATTAGTTCATTATGTTCTATTCTTTCTGTTTGCATATATTTTTGAATAATAAAGGGGAGGAAATAAATCCTCCCCTAATTTATAATTAATACATTCCTTCCTGTGATTCAGGTTCTGGTGTATCTACCACAACACATTCTGTAAGTAAAATTGTACCTGCAACTGAAGCTGCATTTTCTAATGCTGTTACAGTTACTTTAGTAGGATCTAAAATCCCTGCTTCTTTCATATTAACAATCTCTTCAGTTTTAAGATTATAACCTTTCCAAACATCTACAGAATCTGGTGGATTTGTAGATGAATCTGTGGCACCTGTTAATTGGTGTCTACCAATCATTTGAGCATCTGTTGATGTATAACCTGCGTTTGTAAGTATTTGTTCGAATGGTTTACCACAAGCGGTTGATACAATTTCAGCACCTATACTACCGGGTGTTATTTTTTTACGAGCATATAATAAAGCAGATCCACCACCCGGGACAATCCCAGCTTCTAGTGCTGCTTTTGTAGCGTGGAGTGCATCATCAACTCTATCTTTTTTCTCTCTCATTTCTACCTCTGTATGACCACCTACATGGATAATCGAAACACCACCAACCATTTTTGCTAAACGGTTTTGAAGTTGTTCTGTTACAAAAGGAGTATCTGATTGTTCTATTTGAGTTTGTAATTCACCAACTCTTAAATTGATTGCTTCTTCTTCACCCTTACCATCAACAATTGTTGTTTCTTCTTTAGTAATGGTTACTGTTCTAGATTCTCCAAACCAATCATAAGAAAATTTATCTAATTTCATCCCCTTATCCTTATCAAATACGGTACCACCTGTTAAAGTTGCTATATCTTCTAAGATTAATTTTTTACGTTCTCCAAAATCTGGAGCTTTGACTGCTGCTACTTTTAAAATACCCCTTGCTTTATTAACAATTAATGTTGCAAGTGCTTCTCCATCAATATCATCAGCAATGATTAGTAAGGATCTGTTTGTATTAGAAACACTTTCTAAAATAGGAAGTAATTCTTTAACTTGTGTAAATTTATGATCTGCCACTAAAATAAATGGGTTATCTAATGTACAACTCATGCTGTTATTATCTGTAACAAAGAAGTGGGATTTATAACCTCTACTAAATTGCATCCCTTCAACAGTTTCAAGATATGTTTCACCTGATTTGCTCTCTTCAATGTGAACTACACCGTCTCTACCTACTTTTTCAATTGCGGTTGCTATTAACTTACCAACTTCTACATCATTATTAGCTGAAATTGTTGCTATTTGTTGTAATTGTTCTTCATTAGTAATTTCTTGTGAAATATTTTCTCTAATGTAAGTTATTACTTCTTTTACAGCTACATCAATACTACGTTTAATTTCAACAGCATTTTCACCATTATTGAGGTGTTTTAACCCTGCTTTAATTAATTCTCGGGCTAATAAAGTTGATGTTGTTGTACCATCTCCAGCTTTTTCAGCTGTCTGCAATGCTGCTTCTTTAACCATTTGAACACCTAAATTTTGGACTAAATCCTCTACCTCAATGTGTTTTGCAACCGTTACCCCATCCTTAGTGTGGATTGGTTTACCAGGTCTATCTGTTCCTGTTGTATCAATTAATACATTTCTCCCGTTTGGTCCTAAAGTACATACAACTGCATCTGCAAGTGTGTTAATACCTTTCATTAGTTCCTCCCTAGCTTCGGTTCCGAATCTTACTACTTTTTTCATATCTATTATTTAGTTTTTTTATTTATTTTTGCTAGTATTTGATTTTCTGGGCCTATCCAATACTCTTCACCATCATATGGTAATTTTGTAAAACCCTGAGTTGGTAAAACTACAACATCTCCAACTTTACTAATTGTTGGAATAAATTCCCCCATTAGTGTTTTTTGACCAGGGCCAACTGATATAATCTCACCCATTTGATTTTTTTCACTTCCCATATCAGGGACGATAATTGATCCGTGTTGTTTTTCTTCTGCTTCTACAGGTTTAACAATAACGGCGTTAAATAATGCTTCTAATTCTTCTTTCATAATCCTTTGTAATTTTGTAATTTTCTTAACTCTATTAATAATTCATCCCATTCTTCAATATATTCTTTTATACTGTTATAGGAATTTCCTTTTTGGTCTAATTTTAACTTTGCAACTTTTTGTAAAGCTGACCCAAAAGTCCCATAGTGACCTTGAGGTTTTTCATAAACGACTACTTTATCTCCCTTTTTTAAAGCAGTGCCTGCTCTTGTTTTTTTAGGGGAAACTGCTTCATACACTGTATAACAATGAGCATCTTTCCCTATAAAATAAGGTTCTAAAAGTGGGTCTTTAATTGTGGTGTTGTTTGACATATAACTATTTTTTGTTTGACGTTAATATACGAAAAATATTGCGCTAAGACACGCTATTTTGTGAAAACTATTATTTAATTTTGATTGATTTTGACTTAGATTCTTTAGCTAGTGGGAGGTGGATTAATAATAATCCATTCTCCATTTCAGCATTAATCTTAGTAAGATCAAATTTTGGGGCTATTTTATACCCTAAATTAAATGATTTTCTGCTTAAACCGTGGTAAATATACCCGGATAAGTCTTTGGATGTTTCTGTAGGTTTGTCGTAAGATATTCTTAACACATCATGTTCTACTTCTATTGAAATGTCTCCTTTTGTGAGGCCCGTACAAGCAATCTCGAAGTAAAGTCCTTCTTGATCGTGGTAAATATCTAGTGGGTGGGGTTGTTTTGAATTTAAAGCAGGAGCAAAGGCTTCGTCTGCTTTGAAAAAATTTCGATACAAAATATCGAAGGGGGTGTGCTCATTGAATAATGTACTCATATCATATAATTTTTGTGCTGTCTTTAGATCAGCGGTTAATATTAAAAAACAATAGTGTGTATTAAACTACAATATTATTTATATATACATACGTTGGGGGTATGTTTTTATGCAGGGAATGTTTTAAAAATCAGTATCGGCACGGCGTACCATGAAATACTCACTAAATGTTCCCTCACTTGAAAATTCTAATTTTAATAGCCCCATAGAACTAAGTAATAACTTCCCACCACCCATATCTTTATTTGCTTGTAGGATTGTTTTAAAAACATCTGAGTTGTAGGGGGTTTGTAGATTTAATTCATCTATCTTACCTAAAATTTGGTATGTAATTTTATTGTTGTGACCTGCCTCGTCCCCAAATACAAATTCAACTATTTTTTCTTTATCTAAATTTTCGGTTGTTGTAATTAACATATTATCCACACCCGATAATGCACTTTTTGCTTTAATCAAGTTGTTAATATCTTCAGTAGTTAGTTCTAATTCTACCACCCAATCTTGAGTATTTACAGTACCTACCTTATTGATAAGTAGAGGATCTGATAGGGCATATGTTAAGTTGAAATTAAGATCTGATATTTTTAATTTAGTATAGATCGCATTATTTTTCTCTAATTCAAGAAGTAGATCTCCATTACATATAGATACTAAACTTTGTAATTTTTTAGTATCATAAATAGCTAAATTGCTATCTTCCATTGAAAAATCATCACAGGTAACCTTACCAATAACATCCTTCGTAGGTGTCATAAAATTAACACTTAGATTTTTATCCTTAATAACCCATTTTACGGATTCGTTTAATCCTAGATAATATTTATCTATTATACTTTGTAGTTGTAATTTATTTATCATTTTCTTTTTATTTATTAAAGGTTAAAAAACATTTCTTTATAAGGATTTAGAGATAGGTGCCAACCTAAGTCGTTATAAAATCCCTCTAATTTGTTTAGTAGTATAGATTCAAATATTTTTTTTCTATCAGCATATTGTTCTATAAATAATTCAATTTTAGGGGGGAAATCAAAATCTAAAAATGCTATTGCATCAATTTGATAGGGGTTTGATTTTAGGTAAATCCATTTAATCTTATCACCCTGAGTTATTGTACTATGTTTTTTATCTAATCCCCAAAACTTAAGTAAATCATTATATTTAATAACGGCTCTAACTGCTGCGGGTGCACCTTTAGCTACTACTGTAAACATTTCCCCTGCACGTGCTTTACGTTCGGTATACTTATTTAATGTTTTTACGGATGTTGGGTTTCCTAATTGGGTTAAAGGAATACTACCATCTAATATTTGTATTTTAAACTCTTTAACACGTGCATCTATTTCAGGTTGTTGGGTGCCTTTTAAAACATCTACTAATGCTTTATGGAAAAACTTCCCAAGTACTGGTGGGAAATTTGCTTTTTTAAACTCAAGTCCCTTAACATCTAGTGTTTCTTTTGTAATACCTTCTTGTTTTGTAATCCACTGGGCATAACGTCTAGTAGCTCTAAAATATGCTGCTCTAATAACGCATTCAGTCTTCATTTCAAGTCTGTGTTTACCCTTAGCATTAAAGCAATTGGTAGCTAACTCATCATAAGAATCAGTGATTGTATCCTGATATTTGAGTGCAATTACCTCTAACTTATCATCCTTTTCCTCACTAGGCATTTCATCAAAGTTGGGGTAAAGGTGTCTCATTAAAGGTTCGGCATGAACATAGATTGAATCTGTATCTGAATATGCTATGTAATTAACATCTTCGGCGTCACAAATCCACCAAGGTACGTCTTGTAAGTGCTTCATAGTTCTATGTTATTTTTAATGACTTTATTTATATGTCGGTTTGTTGTTAAAGCCGATTCTTGGATTATTCGCTGTCCACTCAGTGTAATGGCTTCTGATAATATTACATTACCATATCTAAAACTACCAAGAGCAGTTGCACCATATAAACTATTAAGTAAAATCTTCATAGTATATTGTTTCATATGAAAACCTGCACCTAATTCTTTATCACCTGCTTTAAATGCATCTTTCATCTTATTTTTATAGAAAACACGCTCATCAAACCATTTTTTTAGGATAGTACTTAATACTGATTCTTTGTCTGTTCTAAATAAAACCCCGTTTGCTGATATTGATAGTTCATTTTGTTCGATCATTGATATTAACCTACTAACATTCACTTTAGTTCTACTCCTTTTTGCATTTTCTATAATAAGTTCTTCCTCAGGATCCCTCTTTCGTAAATCATTTAACCCTAAACGATTATTTCTATCATCAGCATCTATAATTCTACCAACCATTGTTTCTTTACCAATATTGATAGTCATTATAATTGAAGGGTATAGAGATGTTAAATCCTCATCAAATACATAATTATATATTCCTGCTTTAGGGCAAAATAAATAACCACCTGCATAATTTTTCTTTGAAAATGGGTTACGTTCTTTGGCAGGTGGGACAATACCTTCACTAAGTAAATATGCTGAAATAGCACCATCTTGTGTTTTAGTATTGGCATATACTTCACTGTAGTTGTGTTTGCCTTTATGAGCTAGATTCTTAACAAGAGATAAATATTCTAGTTTCTCATCTAATAGTTTTAATATTTCAACATCCACAAAGTTGTATCGAATGAATTTTTGTATATCGTTTTCAAATAATGTATCAAGGTTACCTTCATACTCAATTTTATTCATCCCTACATACTTTTCACCAATAGCATCCAATTTAAATGATGGTTCATCCGCCCAGCTAAACTTTTTATGTAGACGCATATAATCTAATGATTCAACACCTGCTATTTGGATGAATTGATCTTTATACCAAGGTGTTTCACGAACATACCCTATTGGGGATAGATAACGAGCAATATCTTGACCTAAAACATTACACATCCTATAGTAAAGGTAAGGAATATCAAAATAATCACTATTCCACCCTACTATAATATCAGGATCCATTTCCCTAAATCTTTCTATAAATTTAAGTAATAATTCACTTTCAGTAGCACAAGGTATAATTTCTTTATTTTTTGCTTTAGTTCTAGTAAGTTGGTCTTTACCATCTAGAATTAAAATCCCCCATTTATCTTCTTGTTTATCATACCAAGCAATTGATGTGACTTTTTTAGGTGCTGATTTAATGTATTCTTCTGTAAGAGCACCACCCATTTCAATCTCAATATCAAAAAATATTTCTCGTTGTGTTGTTGAAGGTGTGTCATCAATACCATATTTTTCAACTAGGAATTTTTGATGTGCAGGCATGTCGTGGAAGTGGACTTTGTTGTCTTCTTGATTCCAGTTTGGTGTTTTACGTAATGGTTCACCGTTCAACCCTGTATGTGTTGCCTTAGAATCATCACACTCCAAATAAGCTTGACTTGTCCATTCCACTTTTTCATAACCCTCATCTGTCCATAGGTGAATTAAATGGTTATTACCTTTTAATCTCCTTGCAAATATTTTTTTATACATCTATAACTTATTTTGACCACAATATAATAAAGGCTTAACCAGTCTCCAAGCTAAGCCCTACTACATTTAGAGTGGTTTATTTATTTTTTGGCATTCTTAATTTCATCTGCTGTGAAGAATTGTTTTAAGTCGGGTCTATAGTAATTAATATTTTTCATTACTTTTTTGTCACGAGTTCTATAGACAATATAATATTCGCCAACCTTTTCGTAGTGACATAGTTCATTTTGCTCCTTGGAACGGAGGTCCACTGTCGCTTGTGCCTCTTCTTCGTTAATGCAAGCTTTTGACATATTCGACCCCTGTACTTCTTGATACGCTGGCCATATTTTATCCTTAAGACCATGTAACATAGAACCGTTACCAAACGAGACGTAGGCAATATCACATAAAGCATCAAGAACCTCAACAATATCCCCTGCTTCACAGGCAGCTTTATATTCTTCAAGTTCTTCAAGAATAAAGTCATAAACAAACTGCCATTCTTTCTTTTCTGGAATGATTGGGGAGTAATTATTTGGCTTGCCCATCGTGGTATTAAATTCTTCAACTTCATCTACAAAAGGTACATTAGTGTTATTTTTCATAATATTTTTATATTTGGTGTCCCCCATTATTAATTTTTAAACTATCAAAAAACTCTTTACGAGCATTGTTTGTATCATCTCTAAAAGCACCTGATGCTTTAGTTGTGATCATTGAGGCTCCTTGATGTTTAACACCTCTACAACTTACACAATTATGCCCTGCTACTATTGTCACCGCAACTCCTAAATTACCTTCTGTAATTTTGTCAACAGCTCCATGAATGGCTGATGTTAATTGTTCTTGTATTGCTCCTCTTCTACCAAATAATTCAACAATTCTATTTAATTTAGATAAACCAATTACTTGACCATCTATCCCGGCAATATATCCAATATGAACAACACCACTAATTGTTTGGTGATGGTGGCTACACATACTCGTTAAAGGTATATTACGTTCAATAATAATACCATCATAACCATCTGAGGGGAAGGAAGTAATTGGTGACATTGCAGTATACCTACCTGACCATAAATCATTAACATAAGCCTTAGCTACACGTTTTGGGGTTTCCATTGAATTAGGATCATTTTGCCAATCACATTTTAGAGCTGTTAAAAATTCACCATATGCTTTTGTAGCATTATCGATCATTTCCTGTTTTTCATCTAAATTTAATGGGAAACCTTCAGCAACCCCATTAGCATATCCTGTTTTAACCACTTCCAACTCTTCGTGGATTTTTCTACGTTTATTTTCCATTTATAATATTTTATTTACGTTAATATACGAACTCTATTTACAATGCCCAAATTGAATTTAAATTTCTATTATATCCTTTTGCATCATCCATCCCATAACCAATTACCCACTCATCTTTAATGGTGAAGGCGTGGTAAGAGGGTTGCTTTGGGATTGGGCTTGTTTCCCTTGCAATTAGAGTTGCTATTGAAATTGAAGCTGGGTGTTTTAATTCTAAATATTCTATTACTGCTTTAACTGTATTACCAGTATCATATATGTCATCTACAATATAAACATGTTTACCCTTAACAGGTGTCTCTAGGTCTTTGGTGATTTGAATATCGCCTTGTTTGCGATTTGTATACGATTTAACGCGCATAAAATCACATTCCACCGCAATCGGCATAGCTCGCACTAAATCGCTGTAAAACGCAAAACAACCATTAAGGAGACCAACCATAACTATAGGTGTTCTATCATCCCCACGTTCCAATATTATCTGTTTAGCAATGACTTTAG